GCTTCAAGTTGAGTAGTTAAATCTTCCAACTTTTGCAAATAAATAGGTGCTTCAGTAGCAAACTGCACAATACCAGCAAGTAGCAAAGTAAGACCAAGAGTTGCAGCAGCAACTTTCAACTTAGCGATGTCGGCAGCATAACCGAGCGCAATCATCGCACCCTCAGAAGCGTAAGTAGCAGCAACCAAAATAGGTTGAATAAACACCCAAGCCTTCATAGCAATTTGAGCAGCCTTGAAACCAGCAACCACATAAAAAATGGCCTTGCCATACTTCATCAAGAAGATAGCACCATCTTTAGCAAGGTTAAACATTTGGCCCATGAAGCCGATTACAGCACCAATGTCGTCTTTATTACGGATAAGCGCATCAATAAACTCGGTAGCAAATTTAGCCAAATCCTCAAAAACTTTGACGAGAGATTCTTGGTTAGCAGTAACAAGGTCAGACAAAACACCCATAAGTTTTGCAAGAGGTGGAATAACGGCCTGAGCAATAATGGCCTGAAAGTTTTTGTACGCAACATTCAAGTTCTGTTGCTCAACGAACAACGTACCCTGACCCTTAGCAAACGCACCTTGAGCATCAGCAGAACGTTGCATAAGCAAGTCAAGACGAGCAACCTGTTGTGCATACAACTTAGCCTGACCAGTCAAGTTAGCCTGACCACGAGCAGCCACAAGCGAGTTAACTTCAACCTGCTTCATAGCGACACCGAACTTTTCAATCGGGTCATACTCACCACGGAACAAAGCCGTCATACCAGTCAACGCTTCTTGAACGTCATAACCGTAAACAGTAGCCAAGTCAGACGCAAGACCAACAAGGGTTTGAGTGTTGTCAATAACATCACCCATAGGCATACCAGATTGCTTTAGAACCGAACCCAAGAATGTAGACGCTTTAGCAGCCTCAGAAGTCGAAAGACCAATGTTGGCAGCACCCTTAGCGAACTCCTGCATTTGAGGCGCAGACGCACCAAAAATAGTCTCAAGAGCCTTCAACTCACGCTCATAGTTACGAGCCTCAGTAATAGCACTCTTAAAGAACTGGAAAGCACCAGCACCAATAGCACCAACAGATAGGCTACGAGCCAAACCGCCACCAAGAACGCTAGTGGCCTTAATCTTGCCACCCAGTTTGTCTAACTGACCAACAGCATCCTTAATGCCCTGCGACTGGAACGCTGTAACAATCGGAATGAAAATTCTTCCAGCCACGTTAACTCCTCAACTTAATATTGACCTTAGCAAAACCACCCTTAAGCACATTCAACGCCTGATACCTGACCATGCCCATTGAATCCTCAGCAGAAGGGTAAACAAAACGAGAACCATTAGACGCTTTAGCCCCACGAGCCGACTTCAACGCATCAATCATCGCACGACCCTGACCATTGACCTTGTGAACCCTCGTACCAGTACGAGAACGGCTATAACGGTACTCACGAGTCTGAGGGCGTTTATTTACCCAAGCACCAGAACGACCAGCCATGTCAGCCATAACAACAGCAGCGTTCTCAACCTGCACACGAGCAATCGAAGTCTCAGTAGCCCCATTACGCAACCTAGTACGTACACGAGGAGTCTTAGCCAACACCGAACGCACATTCTTGTTACGGTTCTGCGAGTTAGCACCCCAAGTCAAACGACCAGGAATCACACGAGGATTAAAACCAGAAGGCGTAGGCTGCGGGCGACTAATGTGAATACCACGAGTAGGTGCTTGCTTAGGAATACCCTTCTTCACAGCATCCACCATAGGCTTCGCAACCTTACGCATATCACGCTTCAACTCAGTAATAAGCGCAGGCTCAACCTCACGCATAGTCCGAAGCAAGTCACGATAATCGGGGATGGAAACCCCATCACGATTGTTGCGAGAAATGACCTGAACCATAACAACCATTCTACCCAATGAGAAAAACCCCCTACCTTACGGCAGAGGGCTTCCCTACATTGACTGCTTCTGATTGCGCCAGATAAGATACCGACCTAAAGTCCATAACATTCTGTCATCTAGCATCATCAACTCACGAGGACTGATGCCAGTCTCGCAAGCAAGCGAGGCGATGTACCAATGAGCAGACTCATCGCCCAACCCAGTTATTTTGGGTCTTTGTCACTCGTTCCAACTGATGAAATTGTTTCCATCCAAGCATCGAAGTCTAAGTCAGTAGCCTTAGTGCGAGCCTCAGAACTGTAAGCCAAGAAGCACAGGTAAGTGTACTTCAGACCAGATTCTAAAGTTGCGATACTGATGTCGAACTTCGATTCGAACTTTACAAGGTCAGCAGCAGAACAAATAACTTCTTTGCTCTCACCACTGAGGAACTCAATGCGTAGATTGATTTTCAATTTTAGTCCTTAGTTATTAGGCTGTGGCACGAGATACAGTACCGTTAGTCATCCAAGTAACCGACATGGTGGCGATGTCGCCAACAGACGATGCGAATGGCTGGTACTGCGAAACCAAGCATACAGCAGTGTAGGCAGGGTTAGTTGCCGAAACTGCGGTGCTGGTTGGGCTGATTACAACAGTAGCGTATGAGCCAGTGTTGTAAAGAGGGTATAGCGTTGCATCAACAGCAGCAGCAGCGAAGTCTTGGAAGAAGTTTAGGGTTACAGAACCCGACTTCAAGCCAGCAACACGGGTGCGCCATCCGCCACCAAAAGCGGTGGTTTCAAGTTCGTCTGATGATAGGTCAAGGCTTACCGACTGAAGAACGTTCGAAAGGTTCGTTCCGTTGACGGTAATCTTGTGGTCTGTGGCTGCATAAACTGCCAATTTGACTCCTTAAGTAGATTGAACAGCACAGGTAAACTCTGCTGCCAAATAGGTTGTTTCTCCAATGGTTGTTGAGCCGTAGTTTCTCATTTCAGACACCATCACGTCAAATGCTTTACCTGATAGCGTCTTATCTGATTCTATCGCACTCCTAATACTTGACGCACCAGAAGGTGTGCAGTATGCGTCTAGCGTGTTCTGAGCAGAACGTGAATCAGCCTGTCCGACTACAACAGTAATCGTAAAATTGTAAGTATTGAATCCGTTATTAAACGAACGGTGATAGTCAATGCCTTCAGGGGTAATCACAGCGTAAGGCGGGTTGACCTGCCCAGGAATAATGCCCTTTGTGCGAAGGCCAGTAATAGTGGCAAGGTTAGTGGCAATACCGTCACGGATTTCCGACAAAGTTGCCATTAGTAATACTGCCTCATAGTTCTGTAAGGGTCAATCAACATAGCCACGTCAGGGTCAACCTTAGTGCCTACACGGATAAAGCCGAGGTCAGGGCTAGAGAGAACACCCAGAGGTGATTCGTCACGCTTAAAGAAACGTGCAGCCTGATAAATGGTTGCCTTCTTGATAGCCATAGGTACAGCCGACCAGCCCCAAGTGCCAGTGACTCTCACACAAGCCTCTTGACCCTTCCAGCCAAATGTGCCAGAGGTAGGAAACACTTTGTCGTCAATGGCTCGTAGAGCCGTTGTAGGCCATCCAGTGATACCACCAGATACAGCGTTTAATGGTTCTTTTTGGTAATCGGTAGCATCCCAAACAGTGCTGAAGTTTGCATCAATGTCATCGGCAGTAGCAACCTCAGTGATAGTGATAGCGTCATCAATCACAGTGTAAAAGTTGCTGTCTGCAACGAACACACGAGTAGCAGTGCCAGAGTTGTAAAAGTAGCGACCAGTGTAAGTATCAATCGCACGAGACGCAGACTCAACCGCAATCTCAAGTAACGTATCGTCAACATTGTCAACAATACGCAAAGCAGCCTTAACCTCAGCCAAAGTTGCGTATCCATTAGTAATTGCCACAAAAACTCCTTACCAAACCTATTTTACTCGCTCAGCAATACGCTTCTTGAGTTCAGTCGTAGAGATACCTTTAGTGTACGGGATGTAAGCCAAGCCGATACCACGCTCATCTAACCAGTCCTGAGTGAAACCCATTTGTGAATAATAGTCACGTCTAGCCCAGTCAGAACCAATAATTATTATGTCAGGTTGCGACAACTCAATCGCAGTCGTTGAATCAGCCCCGCCAACGTTAGGCACAACCATATCTACATAACGACAAGCCAACAGCACGGCCTCACGCTCTGCATACGACATTACAGGGGCAGTACCTTTATAGTTCTTAATGAACTCGTCAGTGTTCAGCGAAACAGTCACAAAGCCGACTTGCGCACATTTCCTCAGAAACGCTACATGACCGCTGTGGAACAAATCGAAAGTCCCACCAGTGTACACCTTTAGTCCCAACGGTTGTCCCTTCGCACTTGCAAACTCCAAAAGCCCTCGGAGAAGTCCTCAGACGCAATCTTGTCATTAAGAAGTGCTTGATTCTTTCCATAAGTGCGACCATTCTGTTCCTGAAAACCAGAGTTCAACGTAGAACTGTTGTCATGGTTTACTTTAGCGTCAATCCATTTAGGTTCAAACCCTGCGTGTTTGAGACGGCGTTCCATGTCATTGTCATCAAAGTACAACGGATAGAAACGTTCATCATACAAGCCAACCTTAGCAATCATGCCCTCACCAAAAATGGCACATGACCAGTGAGGCACAATGGCAGGGAAGCAGATAGTTGACGGGTCAACCTCAGCAGCAATCTTCTCTAATGAGCCTGGCGCAAACCAAGCATCATCATTGACGCATACCCAATACGGGGCATAAGGTGTGGACTTAACAATCAGATTCCATGCACCCACCAAACCTAGACCGAACGGCATAGGCAACACCCAAACGTTCTGCACAAAGTCATTCTCAGGTGGTAGGTAAGTGCCAGTGCCAGAGTTGTCAACAATGACCAGATGCTCAACAGGATAGTCAATAGACTTCACTAAACGGTCAGCAAGGTCAAACCTGTTCACCGTAGCAAAGCCAACAACGGGAATCATGCAAACAACTCGTCAAGCGCAGGAATCCAATACTTCTCCCACACAACGTCAACATCAAAGTCGGCAGCAAAGTCAATGCTTGCTTGTGAACGTTCACGAGGCGCAGCGTAAGCAGCCTCAAGCGCAGACACGATAGACGGCACAACTGGAGTCATCCACCAACAATCCTGACCAGAATCCCAAGTCGGTTGGCCCTCAACCAAGAACGAATCATCCGACAACAGGCCAGGGGCAGCAGCCCAATCAGAACCGATGACACGAGTCCCGACTGCCTGGGCTTCCATCTGTGGCACACCAAAGCCTTCCCCATAAGACGGTGCAAGCAGCACATCCATAGTAGTCATAAAGGCTGCCAAGATTTCAGGCGAAATACCGTACTTGTAATCAACCAGATTAGGAAAACGCACAGCAGAATCAGGGATACCACAAGCCTCAAGCAGTTTCAACAAGTTCCAACCACCAGCAGAACCGATAGGGTCAGTGTGCAGATACAACTTAGCGTCAGGATGCGTCTGCAAGAAAATGCTGAAAGCCAAAATGTTCTCGCTAAACGCTTTACGGTGAACCATGCCAGAAGACTTGTTTGCAGCAACCATACCCACCACAAAGTCATCCTTGTCAAACCCTAGATACTCACGAGTAGGCACACCGTTAATCTCATAAGTTGGCTTCATAACTTTAGTGTCAACACCATGAGGAATGTATAGACAATTAATGCCCTTCTCATTCATCTGCTTCACACCAAACGGCGACATCGCAATCGGGGTCACGTTAGGTTTACGCAACCACGCCTCAACCTTCGGTGGCATCGTCACATGGTCAAGCGGAGTCCAAGACGCAATCTTACGCATCTTATCCCAAGCAGCACCCTTCAACACCCACACGTCATACAGACTAATAAACACATCTTTAGCGTCAGGGTTTTGCTGCAACCAGTGAGAATGGTGCATAGGGGCTACATCGTTAGAGTACGCTTCCATGCCACGAGCATAATGAGGGATAGTGCCATACGGAGTTTTCAGCGTAGAGTTGTTGCCCTCAAGTCCATAGTTAGACAAAGCAGCAACTTCATACCCGTCACGTTTCAAACGGTCAACCAAATGACCAGCCTGCACACCGTAACCTGTTGGCTGATACGGACTGTTTGACCAAACAGACACAACTTTTTTAGAACCCATTTATTACACCTTTCGTAGTAACTCCATAATAGCAAAAGAACACCCCCCAGAGTCCTACGCAACTCTGAGGGGTGTTCAGCCTTTGAGGGCTAAGGGTTAACTTGCGCCACCCTTGAACCAAACAGCGTGAGCCGAGTGGGTCAGGTTTCCGTCAACACGCATGGTGACACGGAAGGTAGTTACGTCCTTGTCGAAGGCGTAGTCACCAGACTGAGCAACCTGGATACCACCAGCGGTGCGAGCCTTGTACGAAGGTAGGTGTCCGAATAGGACCGACTTCGCACCAGTAGCAACAGCAGGCATAGCAGGGTTCTCAATGAGACGGTAGCCGAGGATTTGGTCTGGCTGTCCAGCAGTAGCAGGGGTGAAGATGTAGTTACCTGCACCATCCTTAATCTTGCGGATAGAAGCAATAGCCGACTTGCCAGCGAGGAAGCCCACGCCTGGAAGTAGACGTGCCTGACCATCAAGTGCGTACACAAGGTCTACGAGGTTCTCGTAGGTTGCAGCACCCGATACACCAGTTCCACCAGTAACAGCCGAGGCTGCTGCGGTAAGGATACCAGTTGGCTCAACAGTACCAGTTCCGTTGGTTAGACCGTTGTTCACAGCAAAACCAATAGCGTTACCAGCCTGCTCTGCGATAAGTGCCGACAGGTCGAAACCAGCGTCAGTTAGCAGTTCGTTAGCAACTGGAACAAGGAACGAGTACTTGAACGCACCAAGAGTGATTGACGAGAAGGTTGGCTCAGACTCTGAGATAGCCGTTCCCTGGCCCTTGATGGTTGCAGTCGAACGTGCAGTCAGGGTTGGGATAGTTAGCGATTCACCACTGGTGGTGTTGATAACATCCGAAACATCCAGCATTGGGCCAGCAAGGCGGGCAATCTGGAATACCTGGTTGTAGAACGACTTAGGTACAGTGTTGTCGCTTGATACGAGGGTACGCTTCTCCGAGCCGAACTCGTGTCCACGCTGCTCGCCCATAGCGATAGCACGAAGGATGTCGCTGTCATCTAGCGAACGGGTGTTCGATGGGATGAAAGCAGACGCAGCCTCAGCAGCACGTTCTTCACGAGCAGCAAGGTTGTTTGCTGATTCGATAAGCGCAGCACGCTCGTCAAGTTCAGCCGAAATACGTTCGTATTGAACGTTTTCTTCAGCGGTGAGGTCACGCTTCTCGGTGGCTGCACGGTCAAGGATGACCTTTGCTGCTTCCCAAGCCTTAGCACGAGCCTCAGACTGAAATTTTGCAAATTCAGACATGAATCTCCTAAATAGAAATGAATAATGATTCTGCGGTGCTGACACTCAACAGACAAGGTAGCGGTGCTAACACTCAACCACAACTAAAAGTTTACATAACGTTTTATACACGCCCCAGACAAAGCGAAACCCCCACAGGGAAAAGGGAAAAACCTGTGGGGGTGAACTCGCTTGGAAGGGGGACTAGCGAGTTTCTTTCGCCTTGACTACACGAGTTTCTTCAACTTCTTGCACTGGTGCATCAAGGGCAACGATGGCATCAGCGAAATCGCCTGCCATGTCTTTAATCGGGCCGACAGTAGGTTCACCAGCGACCTTCAAGATTGCTTCAATAATCTGTTCTTTAGTAGCCAATTTAGACTCGTTTCATAAGTAGGTCAAGTTGCTTCTGCTTCAAGTCTAGGATGTTGCCAGATACTTCTTCGACCTCTGGAGTTTTCTCCAATTTAGAAACAACGTCTTTGATTAGTTGTGCGTGGTTGCTTTCCAGTTCCTCACCAGATTCTAGGCGTAGTAGAGCGTCAGCGAGAGCCTCAGCGTCAATGCCACCCTCAGCAGAACGAACTTGAACAGTGCCAGACGTAGCCGTGTACGCAGGGTAAGACACCACTGAAATTTCGTGGATTCTGACAGACTCAAGAGTGCGGTTTCCACGCTCATCCCAAGTGTCCTTGATAACGTTGAACCCGAACGACATAGCGTCAATCACTTTGCTGCGGATAAGTTCAGCAACGTCACGGCCACGAGTAGTGTTAGCAAGTTTCGCTTCGTAAGCCAAGCCCTTGTCATCTTCCCAAAGACGTAGACTGCCACCACGCATCGAAGCCATAGGCTCACCGCTGTCGTGATTCCAAAGCAGTTTAATCTCGTTGCGAGACTTTAGCGAACGAGTAAACGCACCAGGGGCAATACGTTCAATGAACGGTAGTGGTTCGCTCTCGCTGTTGAACACGGCAGCGTAACCGCTGATGGTCATGCCATCGTTCTCGTCACGAATCTCAAACTCGGTAGGCGTAGTGCGAACTTCGTTACCGCCGATTGCACGAGCCTCATCAGATAGGCCCTCAATGCGAGCCTTGATAGCCCAAGAAGCCGAAAGCCACTTAGTTCGCTGTTCGTTGATTTCAGTCATAGTTTCTCTTTCATCAGATGCTTTAATCCTAGCAACAGCAGAATCAGCAAATGCCTTAGCCCGCAACGCTTGACGCTTTGTAGGCCCTGAACCCCATAGTAGATGAGCCACTAAACCAGCACCAGGGTAGGCGGGGTCAGTAGCGTTCTTGTTTTTAGGGGCATCAAGGTCTGGCAGGTGGCGGGCAATCCACGCAGAGAGGCGAACCCATTTGTCGGCAGAAACACGACCAGCAGCCATCTCACGGGCTTCACGAATAGTGGCAGGAACAAGCCCTGCGCCACCCAAGCCTTCTTCGTAATACTTTAAACCACGGCGAGCAGCAGCCCTCATGTATGACGGTGGGGCTACATCAATGGCACGAACCTCAGAACGTTCACCGCCAGGTTCAATTTCCTCAGCAAGCGACACTGCAACCATTTGGTCAACGGCAGCCTGCTTAGTGGTGTGGCAACCAATAACTTCGCCATCATCTTTGATAGTTGCCCAACCAGAGCAACCCTCGGCAGTGTCGGTAATGAAGTATGGCATTAGACCTGCTTCATCCAACTAATACTGTGACCCGCCTTAGTGGAGATAACGTGTAGCGTTTCGCCAGGGTTCATGTTAAAAACAATCTTTTCAAGTTTGTAAAGACGCAAACCTGTAGAAGATGTAACATCACCGTTGCCAATGTAAAGGGTGTCAGTGTTGTCATCGTTAGAAATGTGAATCTGCCAGTTGCTATTGCTTGTGCCGTCAAGTTGCACAGCAACAGTTCCCACAGTTGTTTGACCAGTGGTAAGCATTACTGAACCTCGTCTTCTTCCATCATCTCATCGTCAGGGCTATCCATTTCGCCCTCTTGCATCTCAACCTCTGGGGTTTCTGCATACTCAATCTGTGGCAGACTCAGCACCTCAAGAACAGATGACGGGTCGAAACCATCCTTGATAAGAGTGTCAGCCATGTTTACACGCAACTGGGTTTCCTGCAAGTTAGCAGCCGATAGGCTCACGTTCGCTAGAGGTACACGAGGAGTGTCACCGCCCTCAACAGGTGGCAAGTCTTCAAACCTGCGAACCTCGTTAATGGTTTGTGCGCCCTGCTGAAGCATGATGCTGTAAGCAGTAGCACGGGACTGTAGGTCTCCACGCAGTAGAGCGTTGAAGTTGAACTTGATGAAAGCGTTGCCTGGGAGTAACTGTGAATAAGCCCATTCAATCTTTTCTAAGATAGGGCGAAGCGAGTGGCTAATCCACTGCAAGTTGTTTTGTTCCACAGAGGCGTAAGTGTTAGTGCCTGGAATACCCATCATGTGTAGTGGTACGTTGAACGCACGGGCCATTTCCTCAACAGCGAAACGGCGTGACTCTAGGAACTGTGCCTTGTCGTTTGGAACGCTAGTGTCTTTGTAGGTTGCGCCACCGAACAGTACGCCTGTCTTGTGCGCTCTGCGCCAGCCACGGTGACGACTATCGAAACCTTCTTGAATGGCTTTCAACTGTTCAGGAATCAAGTTGCCAGGGAACTCAATAACGCCGTTAGTGGTTGCGCCCTGCTGGAAGAAACGTGCAGCAAAGTTCTGTAACGCAGTAGCCACACCAAGCGCATCCTTCAGTTTCTCTACACGGCTCACACCGTACAGCGACCCTGGGATAGCCAAGTCAATAATGTGCAAAACTTCTTTGCTAGTTAGAGGCGCAGGTTCGCCCTGAATGATAAACACTTTGCGACCAAGTGCAGAACGTTCAACTTTGACTTTTAGCGGGTCAAGGACTACAAGGTTTACAACGTCACCGTTACGGTCACGGTAGACACGAGTGTAAGAGTTGCCGTTCACTAGCAGCGAGGTAACGACCTGACCATAGTGTGCTTGACGTGGTAGGTCAACGTCAGGTTGGTCAATCCAAGTCGGCTTCGGGCGGTAAGGCTTACGGTCTCCGTCAAGGCGGATAAAAGCGTCAACAGGCAAAGTTGAGATAGTGTCCGAATAGAGCGACACGGCAGAGAAGAACGCAACAATCTTGAACGCAGTGTCCGAGTTGATTGTGACACCAGCCTCAGTCTGAGTAACAAAGTCCTCACCATTAGCAAAGACCTGTTGGTAAGACAATGTTCTCTCTTCACCAAAAAGATTTCCGAGCATTACTTACTCCGTTCCAAAGCCAAACCAAACAAAACCAGCCCAAGACCAGCGACAATCACACCAGCAGGCAGCCAAGCCATGCCAACCCCTATTGACAGTACAGCGATACCAACCGCCTGAATTATTGTTGCAATCAACTGACCACCTAAATAAAAAATCCTGGTATTATTGCTTCTTCTATTGTAGACCCTGAACGGTCATACGCTATCACTGATGCAACGGCAGCGTCAATGCGCCGATTAGATGCACGGTTCTCTTTCACGATACGAGGGCCAAGATTGTCAACTTTGACCACAGCGTTATCAAGGTGACGGGCTAGTAGCGGGTCGCCGTCATGTGTGAGGCGTTTCTCCATAACAGCGTCATAAAACTTGGCACAAGCCACAACCATACGTTTAGCAGACGTTGACGGCCATTCCACAATCGGAACACCAGCATCTTGCAACACTTCCATAGACCGTTGCCAACGGAACGGGTCACAAGCAACCTCACGCACCGTGTAACGCCCACAAAAGTTGAGAATAGCGTTCTCAGCGTCTTGAATGTCCACTCGCCACGAATCGTCACTATCGGCAGGTTTTTCCCACGCCTTAACCAAGAACAGGTGAGGTTTATCTTCAGAGTCACGAGGCAACCTACAACCGATGATTACAGTCGTGTCACCGTTGAACGAGCCGTCAAAACCGAGAACATAGTCAGCGTCAGGGTCTAGTTCTTCCACAGTTTCACAAGCATCCCACGCACCTGTCGGCAACCAAGACAGTTGAGACGACACCCACTGGTTACAGCGTTTAGTGCGGAACTCTGCCTCTGGGGTTCGGCGTACAGACGACACAAAGTCCGATAGCGCACAAATGTCACTAATGCCAGGGTTAGCGATTTCCCACGTTTCCTGCAACCTGTGGTCTGCTTCTTGCGGTGCTTCCCACCAAGCCATAAAGAATGTCGGGTCATCAACCTCGCCACGAGCGACACGCTGACCGTACTGGTAAAGCGAGTAGCAAATAGAGTCCTTGCCAGTAGAGTCCGTTTTGACACCAGCAGTAGTAATCGCAATCAGATTAGCCATCGAACCTCTAGCACCCTGAGCAAGCGACATAACGTCAAACAGTTCACGGTTCGGCTGTGCGTGTAACTCGTCAAAGATTACGGTAGTCGGTGACAAACCTTCCTTCGTGAACGCCTCAGACGACAGCACACGGTAGACAGAGTTTGTTTCAGGAATCTCAATAGCGTCACGGTACAGTTTCGCCATAGACATCAAATCAGGTGAAGCCTCAACCATGCGTTTAGCGTCAGCAAACACGATACGAGCCTGGTCACGGTCGGCAGCACAGGAATAAACCTCAGCACCCTTGATACCAGCAGCGTACAAACTGTACACGCCGAGGGTAGACGCAAGGGCTGACTTGCCCTGCTTACGGGGCATACCAATCAGGTTTATACGGTGACGTAACCCGCCGTCATCATCCTTAGCGAACACATGACGCAACAGTTCCTTCTGCCACTCACGCAACACCAACTGCGAACCTGCACGACCCGCAATCGAATCCTTAGTGATAATGCCGAAAATCTCAGCAAAATCAATGACCGACTCGCCCTTACCCGACAGAATCGCAGGCTTAGGAACAGGAGTCAACCAAGCAGGTGGCCAAGCATTAGCCGTTGCCATGCTTCTCCATGAACTCTGCCAACTTCGACTTAGCCTTCACCTCAGCCAACCCATAACGAGAACGGTCAACAGGAGTCCAAGCCAACAAAGACAGGTTAGACACGATAGAACGCTCAAGGTCACGCAACTGCCTACGGTCTCGCCACGAATGCTCAGCCTTCGCATTAGCCATTACAGCCTTACGCAACACCTCACGCTCATCCAACATCTCAGCCGTCAACTGCACCAACCACTTATCAGTACGACCCAACCACAACTGACCCTTACCCCAAGCCTCATCCCAAAAAGAAAGACCAGTCTTACCCAACGGGCGCAACGGTTTAGGGTTCTCGACCTGTGGCATCACAACAAGTTGCCCATCTTTCGGCATAGCCCGCTTACCAGGGTTACCCGTCAAACGCTTCTGCTCAATCGGCTTCGGTGGATTTGGCATACACACTCCTTTGTATAAGCATAACCCTAAAATGGTTTGAACTGCGGATGTGTGCAAACTAT